GTTGCAGCCTGTAGCCGTTCTTCTTCCTCGCGCTGGCGAGCATCATCTTCCGCCTTACGCTGCAATTCCTGTTGAATACGCCGTTGCTCCGCGTCCCATCGCTGAATCTCAGCTTTAATGCTACGCTCGGCCGCTTCAAGTGGTTTGTCGCCCTCATTGAATTTGTCCATCACCGCTTGGTAGGCGCGGTAGGCCGGTTCCCTCAGTTCGTTCCAATACTCCTTCCAACGCTTGCGGAACGGCATCACCCGCTCAAGGAGCAACTCAGTAGCGGTGTCGTAGCTCGGCTGATCGGTGATCTTTACGATCTTGGCCTGCTCGACGATGGTCAGCGCTTCTTGCTTAATTTCCTGTTCATTGGTGGTCAACGTGTCTGGCATCAACTCTCCTCTTCGATTCTAAAAATGTGGCCCAGTCTGTGTCCCATGTGGAAGCCGGGAATTCCTTTACTCCGTAAGTACCATCTGCGCGCAGGGCCAGCGCGATTCGACGGACGGTTCTAGCTACGCCTGGGTTCGCATGCATCCGCATAGCGTAGGCTACTAACTGGTAGCGTACCCAGTCAGGAACCTCCCCGGTCTTGAAATCTACAACCGCGCTGCTCCCGTTCGGGTAATTCGGCGTCTTTGGAAGATGACCGTAGCGGTCAACTGTGCCAGCGTAACCGTAGTGCGAGATGAACTGCCTCTCGATCAAATCAGGCTTGAAGCCGCTGGAATCTTTCCAATATAAGTACGCTCGGCGGTACGGCCGCAGTCGCAATGGAATCTTTCTCGGGTCCAGCGCCCCCTCATCTTCGAGTTGGAGAAGCCAGTGAACCGAGGTACCGCGCTCCATTGAACGGACGCGAATCTCCTCCTCGACAAACGAGAAGTCGCATATCCCTGCCAAGGAAAGAATTTGGGTTACAGAAAGCACCTGTAACCCATTGCTGTTCCGGTACTCATGTTTTACCGGATCGAAAATTACTGGAGAGGTCACTAGTCCCCGGCCTCCGCGAGTTCTGGCTGATCCTCACCCTTCTCGTCCGCTTCCTCCAAGTCGAGCAGTGTCGCTTGTGCGGAGTCGAATTTAGTGAACACGTCCGTGGCGTAATGGTCGCCAAGGTATGCCCATACTTCCGAATCCCACGGATACATCGTCTCGAAAGATAGAACCTGGCTTACGTCGCCTTCTGAATTGGACACTTCCTTGACTGCCAGTTTCGACAGGTGTAGTCGAGGGAGCCGGAAGTTGGGCTTCTTGTTATCTGGAAGGTTGTAGAACTCAATATTGACGTTCTCCAGTTCCTTCTTGAGGCCAACATAATCGGCTCCATCTTGAATCTCTTGGTACGCCGACTGCACAAACTTAGGGGCAGAGCGGATGTTGTTCCCGTTAAGTGAAATTCTGAATGTAATCGGGATCTCTTGTTTGTCGGCTGCACGCTTCGGCGTCCTCATGTGCAGGAAGGTTTTGATTGGGGCGGATAGTTGATGAAAAAACTTCGTAGTTGCCATTGTTCTCCTTTCAGGATTTAAGATTCCAGCGGTCACCACTCTTTTCAATGAGGCTGAGGTTTTTCAGGCGTGCGGTCGCTGCATCTAAAGTTGACCATCCCAACTCGGCGGCGGATCGTAACTGTGTCCGATTCAATGGGCCATGAGTCAATAGCGCATCAATGACCTTGGCCGGGGCCGTATTCCCGCCTAGCTTCTGTTTCCACGCTTGCCATTGCGGGTCAAACTGTGGAGCGGATGCTTGTGGTGGAACTGACTCCGCGATATCCATCTGCCCAGAGGCTACGTGGCGAAGCGACTGCGCCAAGAGGTTAAGCAGCGCCAGAACCGCGTCCCGCTTTACTTGGCCTTGGTTTGCTTCCAGTTCCGCTACGCGAGTCTCCAGGGCGTCAATCTGGTTTTGGAGATCGCTGACAGGTTCCACATACTCCTGCTGTCCACTAAGCAACGGTTGTGGCATTGATGTCCTCCGAAGGTCCAGCGGCTAGTGCTGGCCTGAAACCCCGCCATGCTTGTTCGGTCATTGCCGGATCACCACAGCGCTCGATCTGCCGGAGTGCAGCCAATGTGATGCGAATCGCGTTGAGGTTGTGGCGCACCTCTTTGAACTTGTCGGATGCCATGACGGACTCGTGCTCAACCATTCTTTCGCCGCGAATCCATCGCCGTCCTTGGTCTCGGAGTTTAGTCAACTCCCGAAACCTGTCCACGTTGGGGGTAGGGCAGTCTGGAGCACACTTGCGCGCCTTCTGCATATAGGCCCGATCCAACTCCTGCACTGTGGGAATCTCTCCGATGAAACCAAACTCATCCTGCCATGCGTAGTCGTCCATCGGCTTGCGGGACATCCAGACTGCGACTCCAGCATCCTCGTGGCCGGGAGGGTTGTGCGTGATCTTGGCGAAGGTGACCTTAGACATCCGCATTTCCCGCTCAAGCGCAGCCATTGTGTCTTGGTAGGTCAGCTTCCAAGCGTTCTGAGGTTTACGGTCTTGGAACCTGGTGCGAGGACGATCCTCCGGCCATTTAAGCGGAGTCTCGACGTGTAGCTCTAGTTCATTCTTCATTTCTTCCTCATCGTCAGGGCCTTAATCAGTAGTTGAGTTAGGTACTCATCCAATGTCTGCCCTGCCAGCGCAGCTTTTGACTTCGCTAGGCGTGCCATATCGCACGGGAACTTGCGAAGCTGAATAAATTGAGTGTCCATGAGTTCTTGTAATAATCCTTATTGAAGTGCGTGTCAAGAAAAATCGCTGTGGAAAATAAAATACTTGCATTGCTTCGCGGAAAGGTGTACAAGAATATTGCTCTCGCCTAGAGGGTTCGCCCCCAGACGCCGACTGGAACCCGGTGATCTGGGGGCATAAAGGTTCCAGTATGAATACAACGCAATCATTGAATGTATTTGGAATAGAAGAAAGCCTCGCTTTCGCGGGGCTTTCTTGTGTTTCAAGGGTTGGTACGGAAGAACGGCTACCTGATACAGCCATTCTACCAAAACCAGCCGTTTTCCGCTCGGAAACGTGCGGCGGGTGCTTTGGGGCTGTCTTGAGCCTCCTTCCGACTCGTCAAGGCTAGATCCTAAACCGATAGAGATTTCGGCACGGTCTACATATTGTGAGGGGTAGAAGACACGCGAAAGCCCTAGGCTCCGTTGGGGGATGCGCGTAGACCGAGATTGGCTGCGGTTCCAGAGCCTTTGGTCTTCGCGTGCCCATTCACCATTAAGGGATGACTTGATCTCTAAAATCTACAACTCGGTAATGCCTTATCAGTGGAGAGCAGGTAAACACAATCAAAAACTCCACCTGAAAGCATTATCTAGAAGAAAGCGGGGGAATGTGGGATTCCCAAAAACCTTGGAAGAAATGACGGCATCCGGGTACCGACACGAGGGTACGGCGAAGTGTAGGGCGTGCGGAGAGAATATTGAATGGTGGCACACTCCAAAGGGCAAGAAGATTCCAATGAACCACGGAACCGCGATTGCTCACTGGTCAACCTGTCCCAACGCGGAGGACTTCCGTAAGCCCAAGGCGGGACGTAGCACATTCGAGGCAACACATGAGTGAATTTAAACTCACTCCTCCCAATGGGAACGGTCATCGCTTCGCAGACTTCAAGTTGATGGTGCTCCACTTCTACGAATGGCGCTGGGGTCATAGCTGCCCTTGGGATGGAGCGGAAGCTAATCAGTTAACCCGCCTGCTCAAGAGTTCTCCAAAATTGGAATTGCCAGAATTTAAGCGTTGGTTGTATAACTACGGCGTGTCAGACGACATCGCACCAGGTGAACGCCCTCGCAGCTTCCTTTCCCGGATACACGATTACTCAGTTGGCCCCCTAGACAGATTCAGAAGGAGTCCAGATGCCTCAATCCAAACCGCGCAGACGCACCGGGCACGGCGAAATAGTGCCGCCCTTGAGCAAGCTCGACAGAATCGGAGAGTTGCTACAGATTCAACTCGAAACCTTCCCTCAGAAAGAATTGACACCCGCCGAGATCGCACGCTGGGAACAGGATTTAAGCGGGTTCAGTCTGGAGGCGATTGAGTTTGCTTTCGACACTCACCGCCAGCTCGCAATGTTTTTCCCGGTGCCGTTTCAAATCATTGATATCTGCAAGACCTTTGTTCCACCAAAGGCTTTCGCTCAAGGTTGTAACGCAGAGTGCCGGGATCGGCACGGTAAAGGGTACGGCGAGAATGACATTCTGTACCTCGTTCGTGAGCACGCGAAGAAACGCGCACAGGTCAATCGGCAACTGACCACTTCGGAGTGGGGCGTGATTTACGATTCGCTCGACAAGTTGCGCGGTGGCAGTCCTGAGTGGAGGGCGTGAATCATGGTTCCGGTTCAAACAGGGATACCGATGCCAGCGGAAGGTTTCCGAGGTAAGCATCACTACCCGTGGAAGCGGTTGAATGTTGGGGATAGTTTCTTGGTCAAGTACATCTGGTGGCAGGGACCGAGACCTAAGGCAAAATACAGGGCATGGAATTCTCTTTCAAGTTCACGGCGCAACGCGCAACGTGTGACCGGGTGGACCTTCGAGTTCCGCGCTGTTCCTTACGGCTTACGAGTGTGGAGGACACGGTAAAATGGGAACGTGCGTTGACATAGAAGTCCGCCCCTCATCAAGTCTCACTCCCCAAGATCGGGCAGAGTATCGAGATCACTTCGTGCGAGAGTTTGAGGCTCGATTCAATGATTGGAGCGCCATAGCCCGCGTCTGCTGCGATGTCGAGCGGGACCGGGATTACCTCTTACTCGGCTTCAAGAGTTTCCACCAGTGGATTCTGGCGGCAGCTCCGAAGTCTCGCGCTTACATCTACCTCGTAACCGGGCGCTATAAAGAATTGAAAGACGACTTTTCCGATGCGGAGCTGGCAGAGATTGATTTGGACTCGACCACGACACTCCGCAAACTCTCGCCGGCAGTTCGCAGAGATCCCGAGGTACGCGAGGCTGCAAAGAAAAAACCGCGTGACTTGCGGAAAGTTGTCACGGAGAAACACCCAGAGCAGTTGATCGAGGAGTGCGATGCGCGAGTGCTCAACTTCCCTGTTTCGGCCGCAGAAGTGTTCGACGAAGCGTTGCAGTGTTATCGAACTATGAACAATCCCTCAGCCCCCGTCGAGGAGTTTGTCGAAGGCTTGTGCGCTGATTACCTGGACGCCCAGTGGGAAGAAGGGCCGTACTCGAACCGAGAGCGCGCAGCGCAGTTGAGGACTCTTGGCGAATGAACCTGCCAGAGATCAAGCCGCTCTTGTCACTGAAACCGCAGTTCAAGATTCCAGAGCCGCATCGCGCCTGGTGCCATGACTGCAATGTCGGGTTTCCAACTTTAGAAAAACTGGCTGAACACATTCGAGAAGCGATTAACCAGCATCGAAAATGATAACGAAAACGAAAGACTGCCGAACGATCAGGACCGGAGTCCACTACACCGAATTTCGCCGTGCCATGTGGGCCTTGCAGCGTGGGAGTTGCATTGACTGTGGCAGACCTACGCGGTTGGATGCGCCTCCGATATTCGATGACTCGTTCCACCTAGACCACACAGACGGTCGCGGCATGGGTGGATCACGCAGGGACGACACGCAGGAGTCAACGTCGGGCAAATGTGGGAAGTGTCACCGCATTAAACACGGGCAACAAGAAGCGGTACCATCTCAGTTGCACTGGAGTCGCGCATGATCGAACTGTACAACACTAAAACTGGCGAGTTGAGCACCGTGGCGTCTTGGCCAACTGCATCACCGCATTTCGTTATCACGAAACCAATATCAAACCCCGATATTGACACGTCGGAATTTTTCAATGTGACTCACGTGCGGAGTACTGCAATTGCCCTCGGGCCATTTCGTGATCCCGATGTAGCGAGGATGTGTGCTGTCATCATGGGCAGCTTGCCGCTACCGTGGGATGAATTCTCGATGGCCGTGTCGCGGATGTACAAACAGCCAGACCCGAAGCAGATGGAACGATTCAAGGAAGCGTGGAGCAAATTGCCTCCTGAAATTCACAAATGGCAAAAGGCTGTATCAGATGCTTGCTTGGATGGTGAATTATGACCCCACAGTTACGCTCACGCCAAAACCTGACCGAGCGCGGGTATCTAGTCGGAACGGTTGAGAAAAAAAAGAAATTCCCTGATCGCAAGAAACGGGCCTGCCGTGCCTGCGGTCATCAACCGATGATCGAGATCAGTTCGGACCTCTGGGAAGTGTTCGATATGGTTGCCCTGTACCCAGGTCGAGTAACAGACCTACAAGGGAACACCTTGGGCAGTGTGATCTTCGTTCAAGTAACCTCACGATCCAATCACTCGACTCGCCGCAACAAAATTCTAGCCAGTATGGAAGCAAAGCTGTGTTTGCTCTCTGGCTCTCGAATTCTGATTCAATCATGGGGACAGAAGCACGAAGGCGGGCGCTGGGACTTTGTGGATGAGTGGATCACAATTAAGGACTTCAAGCAGGCAGTGAGTTACCCGAGCACCGTAGCAGAATTGCAAGAGATACGCCGGAAGGCCAAGAAGGATGACCTGCCTCCCGGCTCTACACTCGACTTCTGTAAAGGTTCCGTAGATTTTGATACGTTGCCATTCTGAGGCACCGTCCCAGCGCAGGGATGAGCCAGGACGAACGATTCACCCTCCGGGAGTGGTCAAGGGCCACAGGCTTAGCCAACATCATCCTAACGGCTGTATTGCGGCCAAAGACCACATCCCGGTTACCCACTCTTACGGTTTCTAAAATTGAAAATCTTTCATTTCGCCTTCGCTGTGTAAACAAACGTCGCACCTTGACCTTGGTTGCCGTTTACCGTAGTACCAGGAGAACCAAGAAAGACTTTCCCCTTCTGTACGGCCACGCTTGAGCCGGCTAGGGTATCGGTCTGGTGAGGTACTAGGCGTAACGACTGCGGAGCTGTAACCCAGCCCGTTTGCGGCTTGAAGTACACAAACCCACTCCCGCGCCATTGCTGCTGACCGTTGGTTGGAACCGGATCGCCGAGCACTACGGTGTCCTGGTCCATTGCCACGGACTGCGGGGATGACTTGTAGTACTCCTGCATCATCAACACGGCATCTGGGGTACTGGTAGAAACCCAGCCGCCTTGTGGCTGGTTGTAGATGTACCCAGCACCGAGACGGCCGGTTGATGGGCTGAAATAGAATCCGCCAATGACCACGGTCCCGGCTATCTCGGAAACAGGGCCGTACAGGTGATTCTGGCAGCTCGTTGTATTCTTGACCGTCAATATTCCCTGCTCGGACTGCACTCCAGACCAGCCCTGTAAAGGTTCTTGATAGACATACACAGCGCCACATCCAGAACCATCCCCCAGAGGGGCCACCACGGCAGCACGGAAGCCGTACACGGCCACGGAAGCACCAAACAGGTCTCCACCTACCTGCTTTCCTTCTGTGAGTCTGGCGGTCTCTGTAGCGTTAACCCAGCCGCTTGCAGGTTGCAGGTAAATGTAAGCCTCGCCGGCCAGCGGATCGCCAACCATGACCGTGGGGCCATTCAGCGATACGGATGAGCCGAACAAATTGCCTTGCTGTCCATCGGACGCTGTTAGCTTCGCGGTTTCAGTGGAATCCACCCAGCCAGAAGCAGGTTCGACGAAAACATAAGCCGCTTGTTCGCTCGGCGCTCCAGCAACTACCACTTTCCCGGAATCAGATATTGCCACGTTCGCAAGCTGTGCTCCGTCCGAGGCGCGCAATGTCCCAGCCATGACGGCGCCCTTCCACCCCAGCTTCGCGTCCGGTTCAAATAGCCCCACGGTGCCGGCGCGCATAGATGCTTGCACGCTCCCGCTGATAGCGACAGAAGTTCCGAGTTGATCCTGCTGCTGTCCTGCGGGATCGGTTAGTTCTGAGTTGAGAAACTGAGCACTGGCCATAGAAGCCAGAGCCAAGACTGTGAACACGATTCGTTTAACGTCCAACATGTTTGTACCCCTCCGTTGCCGCCCAAATTAACACAGTCCAAATTGCCGCGCCAACAAGAAACGCGATACCCCAGCCAAGCCAGACCGGTATTCCGTGCTCCTTGTCATCTTCCGGTGCGTTCGATACTTCGATGCCGAGTGAGTACCAGTACCAGTCAGGGTCTTCTCTGACTGGGCTAGTTCCATCGTTTAATTCATGGAGACGCCGATTCAGCAGCGCTCCCTTACTTTCTCCCCATGCGAGCATAATCAGCAGTCCTCCCAAGTGAATTGTCCATCTTCTTCCGGCCAAATGATGAGCGATTCTGGCCTAATGAGTTGCATGTCAGACTTGAGGCGAGAGAAATCCTCGATAGACGGCAGCCAAGAGTTTTGCCACTTATTCCAGGTGTCCGATGCTCTCCACTGCCAATGCGTGAGACCACGGCGACACTCGACCACAAACGGCCTCACGGTTCCATCGTCGGTAATCAGGTCAGCGGCGCGCATGTTGCCTCACTATTCCAAAGCTGGAGGATTTTTATCTGTAACTGACAAACAAAGCCCGAAGCTCGCATCCGAGCACAAAGGACGCAATCCCGAACACGAACAGACAAACGGCTACGGTGATCCTCAAAAATTCCTTGGTCATACGGCTCTCTTGTTAGAGAGGTACTGGAATTTAGTACTTCCCTGATGTTTGCGGCAAAGTGGGCGCCTGCCAGCAAACCGCTTACATCCCGGTACGCGACAATAAAACTGTGTATGGTTCAAAAACCGGAACATCACGGAAGGTTTCATGATGTTCCTAGCGATTTTGTCCATCAACTTATTCATGCGGTCTTCTTTTCCCGCGCAAGAATCTTGGCCACAGTTCCCGCGTGCCACTTCTTTCCGTAGCGGGTTTTGTGGCCTTCAGCATTCAGCCATTCCGCGATAGACCAGTATTGATAACCTTGTGCTCGGTACTTTCGGATGTGCTCCAGCACCAGCGATTCCCCCGGTTTCATCCCAAAGGGCTTGCGACCTTCGCAGCGGCCGTTGCTTATTTTGTTCCGTTCTCTGGCCTTGCGGAGTTTGGCCACGATCATGTTTTTATCCAACTCCGCTAGGATTCCTTGAATCTGCACCAGAGCCCGACGCATGGGATCGCCCATCATGGCCTCGGTAATATTCTCGCCAGTGTTCGCGGATATCAGCGTGAGTCCCTTGCTGGCAATATAGATAATCAGCGATTCCTGAATCCGGTACTCGCGTGCCAGACGATCTAGGGACTCAACAATAATTGTCCTGCATCCGTTCCCGAGCAGCGATGCAATCATCAACTGGAATGCTGGTCTATGATCCTCGTCCATCTTGCCCGGTACGGCTTCCTCGCGGAACTCTTGGGCCAGCTCGAAGCCTTGAGCTAGGGCGCACGCCTGTATTGCGGCAATCTGCCGTTGCCAGGTATCCCCGTTTAGGGAACCTTTGGAACTGCATCTCATGTACGCTACTGCTTCCACAAAAATCCTCCTCTAACCAACTCAGCACGCAAGGCCAGGGCAGACGCCTCAACTGCAAAGCGCATCCGCTGACAATCCACTATTTCTGTATTGTCCGAGAGGGATTCCTCAACTGCGCGGATGGAAAGAGAGTTTAACCACTGCGACCATAGATGCGCTTCCTCGTGTGTCATGGCTTCCATTTGTTCTCCAATTTTGGAAAGCTCAGGTGAATCAATAGCCCGTCTGCGAAACGGGCTAATGTCGCACCTAGGCGGCTTGTTTCAGTTCGGCCATGCGCTCGGCTAACTGCCACATGGCGCGGTTGAGTTTAACGTCTTGGTCAATCCCTTTGACCTGGCGAGTGCTCACAGCTCGGAGACGGCGCCCGTTATCATCCCGGATCACTCCGTGCAATCCGCCCTTGATTACGTTCTCTTGCACGCGGTTAAAGGTTTTCCATAAGTCAGAGCCGTGATCCTCGGAACGGCGCGGACGCAATAGCTGCTCTGCCGTGATCGGAGTTGACACCTTGCCTTCCGCATCCGCGAACCGGACGGTGTGCGCTGCCTCTGCGAATGCGCGTTGCTCGCCATCGGTCAATTGCAGTCTGCCCCACTCGCCTACAGCGGTCAGAGCCTTTTCCGAGTGAGAGATAATCTCATTGGAAGCCTCTACTACTTCCGCGATTATGTTGCCCTTGTGCATAACGGAAACGCTGCCCGTAGTCGAATCCGCGACCATGAGACCATTCGAGCAGACCAAGCGGAACATGCCAGCGATGAGCTTGTAGGCACTAGTTCCATCGTGGGAGTTCACAAGAATCACTTCTGGGATCACGTCACCAACCGCTAGGGCAGCGGTCACGTCTTGGTGGCGGAATCGGATCATATGCTTTGTAAATTCGCTCTTGCCTTCGATTCTTGACCGGCTCTGCGATGCACTGAAGGGCTGGAAACCTGCTTTAATCATCCCTTCAATGACATTGACGGTTGGAATGTAGGTGTACCGCTCGGATCGGCTGGAATGCGGCGCAGTGGCGAATGCAGACGGAGCATACTGCCGCACCATCTCAAGGGTTAGCGGGCTCTGGGTTCGGTTCGCTCGTGCGCCAATTGCGAAGTCATGAAGGTAAGACATTGTTTGATTCTCCTTTGCCTGCCGCGTGTAGTTCGGTCAGGTCTTAGGATTGCGAGTCTTTCATGAGTCTGACAACCTGTCAAGAGAAATCGTATCTGTGTTTGACAATTAGTCAGTCACTATGTAAGTATGTCCGCATGGACTCTTCCCAACCCCGCACCGTTAAACCCATCCGAGTCAAACTAACTGCTTGGAAGTGCCCAGCTTGCGATACAGTTACCGTCAGCGACAACGCTCAACGTTGCTCTAACCGCAAGTCTTGCGGTCGCATGTTCTTTCATACCACCACGCGCAAGAGCGCAACTCCTACCACTTCATAACCCAATCCCTTATTGGCGCAATGCGCCATTTTTCTCCAGAACTATCCGTGCGCGAGAGTATCCTTCGCAATCACGAAGGTTTGCGGGCGTTTGCGATGTAGGTTTGCGCTCGCGCAGCGCGGGAAATGCTTGATTGGCGTGTGTCCCGAGCACTGCTTGTCCTCTCGTTTGCCAATTCTGGTGAATTAGCGATAACCCCATTGTCCTTAGCCGTGGCCTGGTTGCTCGTGACCGATGTCCTAAGCCTAGATAACGCTGTACATGCGGGAATGGGAGCATAGCGGGCGCGTGGGGCACGAAGGTTTGGCTATCGCTGGCAGTCGGACGCGGTTCCTCTGTAGGCTGATCTATGCCAACGACCATGCGGAACCGTTGAGTTGTCCGCCCAAGACACCACGGTACGGCGGAGTCCACCTTTGGGTCTGTTGATACCAACTCAAAAAATTCATGTAAAAATTGACTCAACACGATAATCATGATAATCAGTAATAAATGCCGGATATTCACGTGAGGAATGTTGGGGAAGAGTTATTGAGAGACGTGAATGTAGCGGCGGCGAAGGCTGGGGTAAGACAGAGGGAGTGGATCATCGCGGTCTTGAAGTCAGCTTCGACTGCGGGGAACGATGTAGTAGTTCGGGTTCCTAAGCGTGAGATGATAAAAAAGCGAGTCGCGAGTCCAGTTATTCAAGTACAGTCAGTGCGCGCGTTGAGTGTTGTGGACCGACCATACTACGGCCCACCTCACGCCATTAATTGCGACTGTGGGGCGTGCGTTTTGAAAAAGGGAGCGAAATAAGAGTTCTCATACAAGGTGGGGATGACATGTTAGATTTGGAAAAGATTAAGCTGCTGGAAAGAATACTGGTGGTGGAGGAGCGGATTTATGCAGTGCTGCGACCTCGGCTATCGGCGACGTTACATTTCAAACAAAAGGAGAGTCGAATGCCGGCAACAATTCTGGTAGGAAAAACAGCGAGTAGTAACTTTCAAGAGTGGTCGGGGCCGAACGGGACAGGGGATAAGCTGCCCAGTGCGGGTCCGGTGACGTTCACGTCGAGTGATTCGACAGTGGCGACAGTAGATCCGAACTCGGGGTTGGTGACTGGGGTCGCGGCTACTGGGGGATCGGCCAAGGCAACGATTACAGGAGTAGATTCGGCGAACAATCTGACCGCTTCGGACACGATTACCGTGGTTGAGACGGCGTCTTCTGCAACATTGTCTTTGGTTGCGAACTAACTGTTGGTTACGGGTGGCAGTCATGCTGCCCGTATTTTTCTCTTGGAGGCTTTGATGACGCAAGATGCTTGGCCAGTGGATGCGATTGGGAACACAATTCACAAGGATGATCTTGTGAGAGTCGCTCTGCAGGAAGCGGCGCTGATCTTTCAAGTTACGGACATACAAGCCGCAGGAACACTCATGGGGCCGGATGACAAGCCACTCAATCTCAACGGAACGATCACAGTCTCAGTTTCGATTCCGATTCAGTATCAGGCGGGGTCGCTGCTAGGTAATATGCTGGTGTTGCAAAAACCAGAACCGGGGCCGGTGAACTGACGTGGACTGCGTGGACCAGGACGAGTTGATTCTGAGCGATGACAGCGTGGAGCTTTGGGTTGGGGGTAAGTGGCTCCCGGTGTCGCGTCAGGAATTGGCGGATCGTGAGATGACGCGGGAAAAGTGGGACACGCTCACGACCGAGCAAAAGGATTGGTTCTGGATGTCGGTTGCAGTGGGGCGTATGCAGTTCGAGCCAGAGGTCGTTCCGCCAGTCATTGAATCCGCTCCACCTGTTCACCGCCCGATTGATATCGCCGATAGCATCGCCAAAGACGAACGGGCAATGGAGAGGATTGCGTTTGCGCTTGAAGCCATAGCCGACATGTACGCCGAGTCCCAGCAGCGAGTGGAGTTGGCGAAAGAAACCAAACTTCCGCCTCCACCAATATTCTAATGATGACTTTCTCAAATCTATCAAAGCGACAGTGGAGCGAAGACGAATGCCGGGTCATGATAAATGCCGCCCTGTGTAAGCTGATTGATGATGCGGGCGGTGTTATCTCAATCTCAATTGCAGATCTTTTTAGAGTCGTCCCGATGGGGACTCTGGCAATGGCAGTAGATGACGATGACAAGATTCTGACGCTTACGCGAATCAAGGAGAATGACTAATGACCGATCAAATCGAGGGCTTCCTAGAAGTCGGACGTAATGAGCAGGAAGAGATCGTAGTCAACATCCCTCCGAATAGGAAGAAACGGGAACAGCACAAGACCAACTGCGCCTATCGCGGTAACACCGAGGAGCTGTGTAACTGTGGTATTGAGTACGAGCATATCGTTTTCTCTGCTAACCAGGCTCGCCGGCTGGCTTGGCTCCTCATCAAGCATGCAGAGGAGTCCGAGAGAGAAGCGGCAAATAAGCGCGAGCAGGAACGTCTTAAGAACATTCCTCCGGTTGATCGTACCAAGCGGTGCATGACGAGCGGTAACCCAGAGACTCCAGACCACCGCGAACTATTGCCCAACGGCCAGCAAAAGGATTACGTAGTCCTATGCCCCGCAGAGCGGGCAAAGGGATTCATTAGACCAGTCCGCAGAACCTATCGCCATAAAACCTGCAACTCTACGACTACGATGGGAACGGATTTGGCAGAGACTTACGCACGTGATCCTGGTTTTTACAGCGGCACCTTTTGTTGCGCATGTGCCGCTCACTTCCCGCTCGATCAATTCATATGGGAAGGAACTAGAGAAACCCTCGGTACTTGAAAAATGATGAATGCCAACGCGCCACGATCCAAGATTGTGCTCACCGAGGGCACGCGGAAAAAGATCGCAAATCGCTGGGAAGAGTTGCAGCCGCGTCTGAAACTGGAAACTCAGGTCAGGCCATCGCATATTTTCTATGACCGCGAGTGGCACTACAACTGGATACTGGAGTTGCTTGCCAAAAATATATTGATGCGCGACATTCGCCGACTGGATTTGGACGATCCCCGGTGTACGCGTTCTATTCTGGAATTACGGGTCAGAAAGTTCGTTGAAAAAAGGGCCAGGAGAAAACCGGGGACTGGTATCACTGCTAGTTCCAAGAAGTCATTGTTAAGGAGAGTAAATTAAATGCCAACCGCACGCGAGCAAGTTCCTAATAATCCGCTTCGAGGCGATGAACTCGCAAAGATCATCGAAGCCGACGTTCACGATGTTCTGCAACGCGATTGTATGATGACCTCGCGGGTGGCTTATGGCCGGGTGTCTTATGAACTGCGCGTTATTCTGCACATGGACAACCCCGCATTCAATACTTCTACGACCGTCGTGCAGTCACACCAGGCAGCGGACGATAAGGTGGAAAAGGAACCGCAATTGGCCGCCCTTGAACCCGCACCACCTTTGAAAAAGCCTCTGTCGGAGCTTGAGATTTGTAAGAACTGCGGGGAACTAAAGGACGGAGCCCACTTCATTCCGGCAGCGGATGAATCGAAACTTCTCTGTCTCGCCAACGATGGTGTGACCGAGTACGAGCCGGAACTTTCCACCAACGCTTACGTATCGGCAACACAGCGCACTCGCGTGATCGAGTCGCCCAATGTTTCAAGGATCGAGCATGGACTACCTGTGTCAGTGCTTCGCCAGGGACGGGACACTGGCGGGAACCCGATGCCGGTCGAGGAACCTGTGATGTATCCGAAGGAGACCGTTGAGGATGTGATCGTCCCTCCAGTGGATGTTGATCTGACTCGAATGGTGAAGCAGGCGTTTGAGGAAGGAATCAAACCTTGATTATCGGATGGCAGATCGCTCGCATGGTGGCGTGGCTCAAGCGCATATGCGCGGCTATCGAATCTATCGCCGGCTCATTGCAGGAACTTGTAGCCATCGAACGCGAGCGCACTCCAGCACGTCGGGGCATCAGGAGGGCCGAAATTTCGGTATCATCGGTCAAGGAATGGAATAAACAGTGGGAGCAGGAGCATCCGGTTGCCGAAGAAAGTTAAACTCATTCCTGAAAATCAAAGCGCCTTGGTCAAGCAGCGCGGATACCGTCTGATCGGAGTTAATCCCAATGAAGTAATCCTCGCTCCCAAGATCGCTCCATTACTGCGAAGGCTTACCGGAAACAAGGACACTGCAATTGATTATCTTCGCGCTTCTGGCTCTCCGGTCGCCAGAACTTTTCTCGCGGTCTATGACGAAATCACGCTGCCTGGATATTTTCGCAACGTCCTGCCGATTGAAGCGTTCTGCATTGCGGCTAAAGTAGATCCCCTCCAACTGTTGCGTGCCATCGTCGAAACCATTCATGCGGTCGGAGCGATTGAAGGCAGCACCATTGCGGCTTTAGCTCACCCGGACATCATGCGTTTTTCTGTGAACAGAGCGCTTACCCCGGAAGGAGAAAAAGACCGAGAGTGGAACCTGAAACACATGGGTCACCTTCCCAGCCCGAAAGGTTACCAAGTAAACGTGAACGTCAATGCGAATGCAAGCTCTCAGGCCGCATCGCAAACAGTCCCGGTCACAGCTCCATCCCCAGAGAACACGATCCGCCGATTTACAAATCGCTTCAATCTTTCCGTTGACACGCAGCGAGCATTGCCAGAAGCGAAAGAACCTACCGTTACAGTGGATGCCGAGTACGAGGACGATTGATGTACTGCCAGAGGCACGTTGACAGACGCATCGCGCTCGCGGAGGCCGATCTTATGGAGCAGGGAATTCCTATTCGCCTGACGCACCATGAGGTGTGGGAAGTCGAGGAATTCGAGGAACGTCTTCGCAAGGGAAATAAATATCATTACGACTCGACAGGTCTTCCGGTCGCCACCAAAAATCTTTCTGTCCAGGAATCGCAATGGATGCTCAATGAGCAACTACTGGTGATGTGCGATGCCGCGTATGCCTTGACGCGATATGGATACGTTACCGATGAAGAGGGCGTGATTCGCCGCTTTACTTTCCGCTTGGCCCAGCTGCTTCTTTTCAACGTCATCTCCGATCTTGAAGAACTCGATGCCGCTATCGAGATCATGATTCTTAAAGCAAGACAATTAGGTATGACCACTGTCGTCGAACTGCTCATCATGTTTCGCATTATTTTTTCAAACGGCGTGAATGCGATCATAGCCAGCGCCGACCGGCAGAAGTCGAAGATGATGGGCAAGAAACTTCTGATGGGATACGATATGCTTCCCATCTGGTTGCGCCCGCAATACACTTCTCGCGTGGAGACAGAAAATGGAGAACTTACGTTCGGACAACTCAATTCGGGAGTGTACGTCCAGCATGGAAACCAGATGTCAGGAATTGCGCGTGGATCTACTCCGACTCTATATCATCTCTCGGAATGCGCGTCATTCACAAACGCCAAAGAGCAAATTGAGGCGTCACTATTTAAGGCTGTGCATGCATCTCCGTCTATTTTTGGAATACTTGAATCAACAGGAGAAGGAGACGAAGGCTGGTGGGCAGAAACCTGGCACTACTCGAAAGAAAACTGGGCCTCGCGCACCTGCCGCCTCTGTCCGGTCTTCTTCCCGTGGGTCATCGGTAGAGACCTCTACCCGAAACCGGCGTGGCTGAGAATGCGCCCCGTACCCGAGGCGTTCTACGAACGTCGCCTTCCCGACACGAGGGAACACGTTGCTCGCGTAGAAGCCTACATTGCCTGCACACCTCTACTGAGAAAACAACTAGGCTCGAACTGGACGATGCCCATTGAGCAGCAGTGGTTCTGGGAAGTCGGGCACGAGGAACATAAAGCCAAAGGCATGGAGGCGATCTGGTTTCAGGAAATGGCGGGAGATGATATCGAAGCCCTCCAGCGTTCACAGGAGTCCGTCTTTGGCTACGACGTGATGGTGCAGGTTGAGAACGCAGCGAAGCAGGACTTCCAAGCGTTCGGAATTTCTGGTCAGTCTATAGAAGACGACTTCGAGCCGCCGACTGAGGACATCGACTACGGGAGCCACGACAACCCTAAGCCCCGCGAGATCGTGATGTTCAATTCCAATCGCGGAGACTCGTACCGCTGGGAACTGATCCCGTTGAAACACAACGCGGAATACTTGGCGTCTCTCAAAACCAAACCCGACGCCTTCCGCGATTACGCGAACTCGAAGCTGATGGTCTTTCATCCACCCGAACCTGGATTCGACTATTCGATTGGCGTGGACACATCTAACGGTATGGGGAAAGACTCGACTGTGATCTGCGTCACGGCGCCGGCCCAGAGACGCGGAGAACCTGACGTTCAGGTAGCGGAGTTTCGTTCGGCTTATGTATCTCACGTCGCGGCCTACGCTTTCGTCATGTGCATTGCCGCCTACTACTCAAGGTATATGGAGAACTCGACTCCGCATCGCAACCCAATTGTTGGAGTTGAACAGATCGCTTCAGTAGGGGACGTGGCTCAGGTCCAGATGAGAAAGATGGGCTACACTAGGTTCCCGTCGTTCATTCGCTACGACGGAAAGGATCTCAAGAAACAGAAGTCACGGAAAATCGGTTGGTACACAAACTCGTGGTCGCGCCCGATTCTGGTGGACTCCTTCGTTCATTCCGTTCAAAACGGGTGGTACGTCATCAATTCTCCGTGGCTGATTGACGAGTGTAAACACTTCGAGGTTCACTACACCGCTTCGGGAAAAGAGAAAAAGGAACACGAAGAAGGTGAGCATGACGATGGTCTGTTTGCCGCCGCAATCTCTGAAATCATCGTAAACGATTTGAAGTCCATGACTGAGCGGTCACAGAAAAGGTTCAGTGCGCTCAACTCGCAACTCCTGCCGCCCGTCAACGTCGAACCCTATCAAGGGCAAGTCATATCTTCAAAACCGGGAGCGGGTCGTGCTATAAGTATGGAGGATATCGTGTACTCCTCGACGGCTGAAATGGACCGATGGCGATAAAGGTATTAGGGATGCGCGGCAATAATAGGGCGGGAATTGCCGTGGACATAACAAACCCAGAGCTACGGCGCTCTGGCTCCCATCGCCTGTATTACACCCCCGAGCAGGTTGCCGTTGTCCTTCAATTGAACGTAGAGACTATCCTACGGTGGCTAAGGAGTGGCAAACTGTCGGGGGTTAAATTAGGAAGGGTATATAGAATTAGTGAAGACCATCTTAAAAAGTTATTAAACGAGACGCGATAGTGGCCATTCATCTTTATTATTTCGAGAACCGTGAAGGTGATATCCAACTCCCACCCACGTATGAGGTTTACTTCACGCTCTGCCCAAAAGGGTACGACCGCCGCGAAGCGAATACGCTGGACGAAGTGGACAAACTCCAGAAGCGATTGCAGGAGCAGACCTATAAGCGCTGTCAGGCCGAACAACTGCGGGATGAAATATCGTTTGCTACTGCGCGCCGTCACGTGATTGACTCACTCCAAGCGACATTACACTCTGCGGCGACGAGTCAGTACGAGCGCGACTTCATTCGCTACTACCTTGAAGTCCATCAACCCGCGAAGCGCGAGGAATACAAGAAACGGTTTGCGTGTGATCGTGCTTTTCTTGAGATGAGAGAGATGGATAAGCCGCGAAACCCAGAAGAAACTCTTGGTGAGAGCCTATGAATAGGGTCATCCTAAAACTACTACCTATGCCTTATATGCTAAGTTACCGACATGTTTATCTCATAAGGAAATCAATGATTCTGCTTGGTTTCTTAGTCACTGTGGAATAGATGGCTGACGACGCAATCCTCGACGAATCCACGCCATACAAGCAGTGGCAGGCTCCAATGGCCGCTTCCAAGGAGTCGTACAAGCTGGGCTGGATAAACGAATGTACCGAGCACGGATTGTCTTGGCTCAAGGCACAGCGCGGAACCGGAGACTGGCGAAAGGCTCTCGATGTTATCTCCGGGAAACTTCTTTCGGCTGACATCCCAGCCTACCGCTCCCAACTCAACACGAACCACTTGAAACGAAACGTGCGCGAGATTGTTGGGACGCTGGCTAAACTTCGTCCTCTGTGGGGGTATTCATCTGATAACCCCACCTTCGCCAAGCAAGCGCACCAAATGAACCTGCTCACCAGGGCAATTTATCTTGAGCAATCGTTTGACCTTTCAATCAAGGAAGCTCTGCAATACTCAGCGGCAACTTGTACGGGATGGGTGAGGCCGATTTACTCCCGCGATTTGGTGACAGGTCACGGTTCAATTCAACTGCTCAGTTATGGTTCACCGTGCGTCCTGCCAACACAACTTCCTCCCTCCGGTAACTTTCAAAAAGCCTACGCCATGACGTTGCTGGACGAGATGCCGATTTACATGGCGCACGCCCTGTTTCCGATGTACCAGCACCGCTTGAGGCCCACTGCTTCGCTCTATTGGTATTCGGCTGAGATCAGAAAATCAGCGCACGGGAATCTATGGCAGCGGATGTGGCGCAAGGGAAGCGGAGCGAGTCCTAATAGTCTCCCTGACCTGATGATTCCGGTTCGGTACACGACCATCATTGACCTCACCAGAAACACGACGAAGCAAATGATCCCGATGGGTGAGCCGGGGTCGTCGTGGTACTACGAAGTTCCTTTCGTCGGCCAAGACATCCCCGATGCATCTGGGGGACTGCGGAAAGCAGACGAGAACGACGCGAGGCTGTATCCCTATCGCCGACTGATGATCTCATCGGAAAACTGCATCATGTATGACGGACCAAGTTTCAACTGGCATGGGCGTGTTGACCTCATTCCCTTTTCTATTGACCATTGGCCTTGGGAGCCTCTTGGTTTCTCAATGACGCGGGATGGATTCGATCTCCAGAACACAATCACTGAACAAGAGCGAGGCATGGCTGATAAAAAGCGTGTTCAACTCGACATGCCATTGGCTTACGACATCAACTCTGTTTCCCCGCGTGAGGCAAAAGCGTTTGACCCGATGCAACCGCGTGCGCGTTGTGGTTACGATGGCTCTCAGGTGGACAAGCCATTCCAGATACCGATACCTCCAGAGGTAATAAAACTCGACCCCACAGACTTCACGTGGCTAGAATATCTGACGAACGCGATGGACTCCCAGCACGCGATCAAAGATGCAATGGCGTTGGCGAAGGCTCGTATGGCAGGCGACGACATGGAGAAGATTCTCGAAGTTACCGGGCCAATCATTGAAGACATGTCGCGTTCAATGGAACCGCCAATGCGTGAGATTGCCGACCAAGTTAAGTACCTCATTCTGCAATACCTACCGGCAGCGCGAGTGATGCAGTACGTAGGAGAAGACAACTTCACTATGGAAACTCTGGACTACAGCCCAGACACTCTCGTTCCCTCGCACATGCCGGGAGAAGATCCCGGAACGGACGACAACCCCAATAAGTCTGCATACGACATCATCAAACGTGCGCGAATGTTTGCTGGGAACCTACGGTTCTCAATCACTCCGCGATCCCTGCATGAAATCACGCAAATGGCGATGAAACTTGGCCTTATTCAACTCAAGAAGGCTGGCGTAAAGATTGATTCACAGACCGTGGCTGATTCGTGGGCAGTTCCAAACTACGGAACTATTACTGGATCGACTGTGATGGAGAAATGGAAGAACGAACAAGAAGGCGATTTGATGTTCGCCGCAAGAATGCAGGAGATTGGCGTAAGCCTTAAGGCGGGATCGCCTCCAGGAGCTCCCGCTCCTGGAAAGAGTGGTCCAGAAGGCCGACCTCCATCTGGTAATGAAGCGCCGGCACTCAAGCAACGCACCGATGGTTCCTCAACAATCACTCAGTCGGAGGGCGGAGGACGGAAGGTGTGAGCACTCATATTGTAGAAATCAAGGCACGAGAAAAGCATCGTATTGTGCGCGAAAGAATGTTCTCCGTTACTGGCTTGGACATCACGCCTGATGTGATTGCCTCAATTCTTTTGCAACTTCGCGGAGAGCACGCGACGGGGAGAATGTATATCGACCTGTCGCAGGGATGCCCTCACGTGATCCAGTTTGAAGAGAATGCAAAAATCAGTTCTTGACAGCGTGATTCGTTTTATGCTCAACTCGCATTGAGATTCTTACTGAGGTTCGGAGACAACGCTTCTCCCGACCAACCAGAAGGCTCCTGAGATAGTCCCCAGCGGACAAATCTCAGGGGCCTTTTGCTTTTACAGAAGGATTTGATTCTAAGAAAGGGGGACTAAACAATGTTCAGCTTCGGCCCTGTTGCTCACAAGCGCGGCAAAAAGCACGGCAAAAAGCGCTAACCGTCCCTGACCCGGAAACGATGCGGTTCATGCCGTGTCTCCCGAGCAGGATCAACCGAGGTAAGGGACGGTGTAGCGTTCACCGCCCCTCCAATTTTGGA